ATGGTTGATCATGAATTTGATTATATAGATTTCTTGGTATCCACTGGCCTACAGCGCCAAAGCGCTAATAGTTACAGACGTTATTTGCTGTCTGTCTCAACCTATCTCAATATAGATATAAATAGAAAAACCATTTCCTCTAACAATGATGTCATTAATATTATTACCAGATTATCAGGAGGTTATTATGCAGATAGCTATGTAAGTAACTGTGGCACAGCCTTAAGACGATACCTAACATTTCTCAATAGTATTTTAGACGATTTTAATTATCCAGAAGAAATAGCTAACGGATCAGAATACATAGAAGGTGCGAAAAAACAAGTAATCGTAAATTCATATGAACGCGACCGAGACGCAAGGAATAAAGCTATCGAAATCCACGGGTTAAATTGTTCTGTCTGTGATATGAACTTTGAAGACACTTATGGAGAAATCGGAGTTGGCTTCATACACGTACATCACTGGAAACCACTACATGAAATAAATGAAGAATACCGCGTGGATCCTGAGAAAGATTTGATTACTGTATGTCCTAACTGCCATGCCATGCTTCATAGACTAAAAAATCAGCCATCAAAAAAACAACTTAAAGATTTAATAAAGAAAAAATAATCTAACATTAGATCTTCGCTTGTTAAGCAATATTAAATCTCGTAATAAAAGATCGCCCGATCACCTTGCTATAGTGATCAGGTGCGGCTTCTTACACTGGAGACTCATCATTCGCGTCTGTGCTGTTGATAAAGTACGTCACCCGTCCCATAACCTCGACCTCTTCCGCTGCGTCACCTTCTATCGCCTCGCCGTCATCCGTGATTAACGCCCTTCCCCTGAGTTTCGCAAACTGCGTTCGGCCATAACATTTAACCAGCAGAACATGCCCCTCCATTTCCGCTTGTGCCGTTGGCCAGTCGACAATCTATGAAATTGCATTGTTAAAGTTATGGCAAATGCTGCCGATGTGTTACTTACCTGCGTCATGAACACAGGATTGATAACAAAGCTAAGGGAGTTGTGCCCGCTCCCGTGCGGGCTTTTTTGCTGTCCAGCCGCTCTAAAGATAGTGTTTACTGCCCTAGTGATGTTCCGGGTCACACCAGGCATTGATTAACTGTCTCAAAATATAGACAAGCCCCGAAGGAATCATAAGTGCGGTTAAAACAGCCAGTATAGCTATCGTCATAAGAAACTCCATGTTCTCAGGTTTGCTTTTAAGGAATCTTAGAACGTATTTTTCTACTGTCACCAGCGTCAGGAAATTATTACTTCAGCACCTGTATTACTTGACAGGTCAGAGGTGAGCGACCAGCGAAGAAACCCGCAGCTATGCCTATTGATAATCACTGCTGAACATCATGATGCCGTTACGCTTTCAGGGCGTTAATCTCGCACTGTAGCTGGGCGACCTGCGTGGTCAGCATTTCAATTTTTGAGATAGCATGATGCAGCGCCAGCGCCGTATCCATCATGATGACGTTATTATCCAGGGCTAACGTGTCGTCTTTATCACAACGATTCCCGTCATCGTCGAACTCAGGCGCAGCAGGAACCAGCTTCACATACTCACGGTCAATATCACGTAAAGCGTCCTGAGCGATGATCCCCCGGCGTGCCCGTTCGAAGTAATCCCCGTTATACACGAACGTGCAGGGTTTCAGCTTCCTGATGTTCTCGTAAGATGCCTGGCCGTCGTCATAGGTGATATCGTGCTTCAGAGTGGCATCAGAGGTCGCCGACTTCTGATAGGTGTAGTTGCCAGCAAAGCCGCCATCACCACTTGTCGAGGTGACTAAATCCCCGTTGGCTGGGGTAAAATACCAGTATCGGATCTTAGACCCACTATCTCCGAACTGTGTTAGTGCAGTGTTAGCCCAGCCGCTCAGCCCGTTACCAACATTACCCCACATCGATCGGAGGTTATACCCACCGCCATGTTGATACCCCCAGGAAAGGCCAGCTATAGCCCCGTTACCCGGAGAATCCGTGGCGGTCTCCGCGTAATAAGAGGCATAGTGGGCCTGTGCTGAGTTCCACCACGAACTCACGGCTGGACCGCCCATATACAAACGTCCGGGAATTTGCACATTGCCGTTGGACATGAAGTCGAAGTAGTTGTTCTGCGCGGAGTCAGTACCCCCCGCATTTTGCAACACCACCAGTCTGGCAATGGAGTAGTTCCATTCGATGCGTTTCACGATCTGGAGTTGGGCGGATATCTTCTCAACACCATTTACGGTGTACTGTGACTTTATGTATCCGCCATAAACCGTACTCCCGGCCCCCGGCAGAGACGCGTCATTGATGGTGGATGTCCAGGCAGCAATGGCCCTGCTTAATTCAGCCGTATCTATTCTGTTTGCCATAACTTAATTCCTTACGCCCAGACGCGAGCCGGTGTTGTCGGTGTAACCACAAAATCGTTCAGCCCGGATAAATCGAGCGAGTCATTCATGACCCGCAAATTGACGTGATAGCCGGGTTCGGTGGTGTACTTGATAATTTCGTTTTCTTCACCGGGATTGATAACTTCAGCAGCGACAGTGATAACGCCAACGATATCCAGGCTGATATCGGGGTGATATAAACCACCCTGCCCCTCATCATCCACAAACCCCACCGCGATTAGTTGCGTGCGCATTTGGTCGGCGTCATTAAAGCGCAGATATAAATCTCTCATTAGCGGAGTCCTTTAATTTGATTAGGAGTTAATGCGCGGTGCCATATGCGCAAATTGCGAATATGGCCGTTAAGCACTCTTTGCCCATATGCTGTTGAACCTGCGCCCCAGCCAATAAGTATTTTATCCGGGACTGTAGGGGCGGGATTTCCGGGTGTAGGTCTCGCCGCTGTGGCTATCTCAGTAATCTCACCGTCAAGGCTTAATTTATTTTTTATAAGGTCTGTAGAAAAAACAACGTTATGAATTAAATCATCATCCATGCGCTTAACGCTTTGATTAAAATTCGCTGCCCCGTACATGCTTCTTAATTTACCTAATGCCGCTGATGACGGGTCAATATAGGTCATCACATATTCACCGCTTGAAGGGTAGAAACTTAGAATTCCTCTACGGGCAGCAGTGGATGTATCAGCAACCATTGGCCCTTTTATGTGGACCTCTGCGCTGTAAGTTAATGGGCCAAAGTAGTTTTCATTGCCTGAGCGCTGGATGGTAGGAATGTCTGCTGCTCGGGTGGCCGGGGAAGCCCCTGATATAATAAACGAGCTTGCATTCGGACCTAATTCCATTTGGGGCATTTGTAGTGCGCAGGTTTCGCCAGTTGCAACATTATTATTTACGTTACTTAAATCATAAATCAAAAACTGTGCAAAAAACTCCGCTCCTTCAACATCAGCTACATAAGTGGTTTTAATAGTTATATAGCCATCAGAACCAAGAACGGCAGAGCTAATAACTTTATCTACAGCACCGATTAACTCCCCTTGAGGGTTGTAATAACAGCCTCCTATGTAGCTCGTGCCATTCCCCACTCGTACTCGGAAGCGAAGATTTGCGGACAATTTAACACGGCACGATATAGAAAGGGTTTCACCAATAGCCAGGGCAATAACGCTGGACCTGGAGTCCAGAAGATTCATGTTAGTTTTGCCAGTAGTGGTGGTGTACTGTCCTGTCGGCGCTTTTGTATTGCCGTCAATAGCGCTAACAAGCGTTAGTGTTGAATCAACATTACTAACGCTTTTCCATTGCGAAGGATCGTTTGAATACCTGAAATAGTTAGTGCGCTGTCCCTCAATCAATAACCCCTCTTTTTCAAAGCGCGGCTCATCAATTTTAGCGGTCTGCAACACACCGGATTTGTCGATATATGTCGCTTCGGTTGGCCGGATGATGGTCGCTGATTTTGTTGTTAACTCCAGCACCTGCCCGGAAACCGTTAGCCGGTCATATGGCGCAAATCCGGCCAGCAGGCGCATGTCATCATTCAGCGGCAACCAGACGTCAGGGAATGGGGCTTCCTCGTAAGGTACAGAAGTCAGCAGCTGCGCGGCGGCCAGAGATGCTGCGGCGCTACTGGCGCTATTAGCAGCATTGGTTTCCGACGTTTTGGCATTCGTCTCAGACGTTTTTGCGTTCGTCTCAGAGGTTTTGGCATTCGTTTCGCTGGTCTTGGCTGCTGAAGCGCTGCTTGCTGCTGCGGTCTTTGATGAGTTCGCATTCGTCTCAGAGGTTTTTGCGTTCGTTTCTGAGGTTTTGGCAGCAGCAGCGCTGGCTCCTGCCGCACCGGCCTGGGCGATCAGCTTCGTCCAGCTGGGACCCGTCTTTTTCGAGCCGTCTGCCAGGGTTACGGTGACATCACCAGCACCCGATAAAATAAGGTCCTGGTTGATGATACTGCTTTGCGCCAGGCGAAACCCTTCCGTGACGGCTTTCGCTAAATCGTCATCAAGTGTGGCCATTCGTGATGTCCTTAAAATGAAAAACCCAGCCGGAGCTGGGTTGGATGGTCTGAGGTTGTAGGGATCAGGAGAAGGAGCCGGTACCGCGAGTCACAGTGATAGTTGGTGCATAAATTGCCACGGTTGCATTACTGGAAGAAACGAAAATGTTTGCGTCGATACGTTGCCCGGTCAACCCAGTTGCAGCATGACGTGCGGTGAACCATAGCCCACCAACAGGAACGTCGAAAGTGAACGTGCGAACGTTACCCGCGATAGTTATGTTAACTGTACTCCCGACCGCGCCTGTAGTCCCCCGGACATATATCAACGCCTCCACGACGGCGTTTTTATTCAGCCCGTTATTGCTGGAGTCGGTGTATGCCATGGCTACACTGGTAGAAACGGCATTGTTAGACCGGTTGCTGGAGTCGGGATACACCCCTGTGTTGGCGACATCCCCAATGAAAGATGTCGCTTCAACCGTGCCCCTGAAGCTCCCGCTGGTCGCCTCAACTCTGCCTCTAAAACTCCCGTCGGTGGCATAGATCGTGCCGCGAACGGTCACGCCGTTGAACGTGGCATACCCGGATTTATTGATATGCCAGCCGACATTGCCGGTCCCGTCCCAGTTGCTGGACTGGATGTAATTCCCGATCTTGCCGTTGTCGATAGAACCGTCCTGGATGAACACCGAACGCATGAACATCTGGCCGCCGGTCGAAGCAAACACCAGCTCCTGCCCGTTCGTCGTCGGGTTATAAACCGCAAACGTATCGGCAGAAATCAGGAAGTTTGAGGCCCCTGTACCGTCAATGCCCAGCTGGATACCCGCGATGCGTTTAACACCGTTCGCCTCCACCTGGACTTTAACGCCCCACTGCGCGCTCAGCTTATCATTAATGCCAGCAACAGCCTGGCTGGTCGTCTGCACACTGGCATTGGTATCGCCGATTGCTGCCGTCACCTGCTGAATGCTGGTCGCGGTAGCGCTCTCCAGATCCGTAACGGCTTTATCAATGCGCGTGATGGCTGCCGCGTTGGTCTGGCCGTTTTGCTCAACCGTGGCTTTAAGCGTCGTGACCTGCTCAGCTACAGCGCTTGTGGCATCCGCGGCGGTCTTCCGGGTCTCGGTGATATCGGCCTGCGTTTTTGTTTCGCCAACGGCAAACGTGACGCGCTGATCGGAAAATGCAAAGAAGTTGGCAATGGCATTGCTGACGCTACCGACAATGCCTGCGTCGCGGCTGGCCGTGTTACCGTCCACATCAACTTTCAGGCTGTCGATACGGCGACCGAGCGCGCTGTCTGCATCCGTGCGGGCCGTGGTTTCCGTGCTGATGTCAGCCGTGTTCTTGTCAGTTGTCGCCTTAACCGCAGCCAGCGCGGTAGTCTGAGCCTTGTTGTTATCAGCGACGGCTTTATCGATGCGCGTGATATCGCCGGTATTTTTCCCGACGGTGGTCTGCAGGCCTGACAACGTGGTGGCCTGCGCCTCCTGCTCAGTCGTCAGCGTTGCCAGTTCCTGCGTCACGCTGGCTTTGTTGGCGTTAACGGTCGCTTCCAGCGCCGTCCGGGCTGTCACTTCCGCTTCCTGCGCTGTGATGCGCGCCTGGCGTTCGGTGTAGAGCAAGCCCGAGGCCAGCTTCGACGGGTCATCACCGGCATAACCGCCCCGGATCTGCGCCGCCAGCGTCTCGCGCGCTGTGGCTTCGGCCTGGTCGCCCTGGACACGGGCTGTCGTTTCTGCCTGAAGGGCCGCCATCCCTGCACCGGGAGTAGGCCGTCCGAGCGCCACCCAGTCAATCAGGAAATAATTCGTCGCATCCTGCTTAGTGGACAGATCCAGCCTGAACTGATTCATCGTGGCTTCAGTCAGCCAGGGGATATTGTCGAACTCCAGCGTGGCGATCCCGTTCGCGTCATAAGCAGGCTCGGCGACGGTGACCATGTTGGTGTCGTTAAAGCCACCGGTACCCCGCCACCGCAGTTGCCCCGCCCAGCCCGGTGCCCCGAACTTCCTGATACGCAATTTAACGAAGCGATAGGACGAAGAGTTAACACCCAGTGAACCGGGAGACGCCACCCACGGATCGGTGGCATGGTTCGCCGGGCGTATCCAGCCGTCAACGATGGTCGGGGTCCCGTTCCCGGTCCAGCCCTCTACCGTCGAATCGAAGTACCAGATTTTTGCCGGGTCGAACTGCGAGCCAGTACCTGCAGAAATTTGCCCAATCTGCTGCGCCAGTGACTCGGTGGTGGTCTGGATCGTCTGATTGACGTTGCTGATATCCGCGACGCGTTCAGTCTTCTCGTTCAGCAGCGCCTGGGCGCGCGCCGTTGCCTCGTCGGTGATGGCTTTCTTACGGTCCGTGACCTCCTGTGCCAGGCCTGCTTTGGTTGCCGCCGACTCTGTCGTAACTTTACTGATGTCGTCGCGCGCTGACTGAATATCGTCGCTGAGATCGGCGATATCCGCGGTGAGTTCCTTATACGCGTCTGTCTGTTTGATCTGGTTGTCGATATCCACCAGGTAATCAGCTGCAACCGAGCTGCTGCTGCCCTGAATAAAATCAGTCCATGCCGACTTATTGCCGGTGCGATCGACAAGCCGCGCGCGGTACCAGAATCCTACCCCAGCCTTCAGGCCCAGTTGCTGATAAACATGCTGCGGATAGGGTACCCCGGCCAGCAGAAGCGGATTTGTGCCGGTCGATGCAGTGGAATACTGGAGCTCCGTCTGTAAGGTATCGCCGGTACCAGCCGGGAAATCCCACTCCAGCTGTACGCCCCAGAGCAACGGCGTGGTACGGAAATTGGCGGGCTTTGGCACATCACCGGCCCGGCCCTTGAGATGCGTCAGCACTGAGGTGGCCCACAGGCTGGATGCGCCGCCAGCGTTAATCGCCCTGACACGCACCAGGTAATCACCTTCGTAGATCCCCGGCACTTCGATATTGCGCAGCCCGGTTTGCGGTACGTTAACCCACTCACTATCACCCCGGCGCCACTGTGCCTGGTAGGCGATCACGTCTGCCTGAGGTTTCCCGGCTTTATCCAGCGGAGCATCCCAGGAGGCCGTCAGCGTGGCAATGCGCTGCCCCTGTCTCACTGAGTCGTAGCTCGATACCACGACGTTTCCGGGCTGAGAAACAACACCAGTAGGAATCAGGCTGACAGGCGGGATGTCCAGGCGCGCATTGTTATCGACAGCGTCATATTTCGAGGCGTTGTATTCCGCACCCGTAATGGTGTAGGTGTTCTCCTCGTCGTTGAATGTCAGGTTCATCACACGGAAATACTGCAGGCGCAGCTGTCCGGCATCGATAACGAAAACGGCATCTGGCGCTGGCGCAGAGGAAAACCCCGTGGCCAGGATTAACTGCGTGCCGTTGACCGCCTGAATGACCCGGTTTTCCACAATGCCGCCCTGTGTGCGGATCATCAGCGTGTCGCCCGGGACGGCGCTGGTCCCGCGATCGGTTGTAACGGCTTTGAGCCCGGCGTTGTTACTCACAACGCGCCCACCATACACTCGCCCGGAAAAGCGTTCATCCGCAAAAGCGAACACGGTGCCGGGAACATAGGCAAAGCCATCCAGCCCGGTTTGCAGCGTGATCAGGCGATCGAGATAGTTGGAGTACACCGCCCAGCCGCCGCGACGCTGCGCCTCACTCTCACGCGTACAGCCAATGGCAGTCAGCTGCATCTGCTTGAATTTGAACTGCTTAACCAGGTCAGGAAACATCACCGCAGTGGTGCGATCCTGGTAGTGGTTATCCGGGTCGCTGAAGTTAATTAGCGCAGAACTGTATCGGTTCTTCTCGCTGCCGCTGGAATAGTTCGGCTTTCCGACGACCGAGGCGCGAGTGAGGATCTGCAGCTTCGTCGTGTCCGCTGGCATGTCCGAGACAACATTGAACATGTTGTTGCCCCAGAACGTCATACCGTTGAAGCCAGCGGCGATATCCTTTATCACCTGCCAGGCATCGGCCTGCGACTGGATATAGACGTCAAACAGGAAGCGCGGCTCGGTACCGGTACCGCCCTTACCATCGGGTACCTTCTGGTCACAGCGCTGGGCTATGCGGTACAGCTCCCACTTATCCAGCATGGCTGCCGTTACCCTACGACCCAGGCCAAAGCGCGGCTCCGTGAGTACATCGAACCAGATCCACGCCGGGTTATTCGACCAGCCCCATTTGAATGTCCCATCCCAGGTGCCGTTATAAACCCGGCTAACCGGATCATAGTTCTGCGGGATGCGGATAATCCGCCCTTTCGGCTTGCAGGATATCTTCGGGATGTTATTGAAGGATTTGGCGTTGAACGACACATACAGCAGCGCGGTATGCGGATAGCGCAGGCGCGCGTCGATCACCTCCGTGATGGCCTGCACCTGTGTCTTGTTCTGTAGCATCTGGCTGGTGCTGTCTGCGGTATCGCGAACCACGCGGATCTGCCAGCCGGTGTTAGCCTTGGGCAGATTGATGCGGTGGGTCAGCTCGTACAGAGAACTGAGCTTTTCCGTTACGGTTTTGGTGAGCACAGTGCTGTATGCACCGCCATCTACCGCCACATCGATATGATAGGTGACGGAAGTGCCGACGATATCGCCATCATTCTCCTGCTGCTGCAGACCGGTAATGCCGATACGCACCAGCACTGCGTCAATCTGGGTATTACTGATGGCCCGGATCCAGGGAGTGACCTTCGTCAGCGACACGCCAATGCTGGTCTCGTTCTCCACGGCGGGGAACCCGGGTATCGGCGACTGCGTCTGCGTGCCCGGACGAAAGTCCCAGGAGACATTCTCGAAGTTCATCGAGCCGTCGGCGTTGCCCAGCGGCGTGCCGTCAAGGAAGATCCGGGTAGCATCCAGCCCACCAGCAAACTCGCCTTCACCGAGCGCCAGCAGCATACGGCAGCGCGCCATCGACTGCGCGGAATCGGGTTGTTCAACAGGCGTGTGCTGCTTCTGACTGCCGCCTTTTGCACCAGTAATCGTTGCCATATTGCATCCATAAAAAAAGCACCTGATTGGGTGCTAATTGAAGAGTAAGAAATTCTCAGATGTCCTCGGCCACGATCCCCGCACTGATTATGGCGCCGCCAATTTCGCGCTCGCCATACAGCAGCGCGACCGGGTTGCCCATCGCCAGGGTGTTCACTGCGCCGCCGAAGGCATAGCTGGGCTTATTGTCGGGGTCATCACGCCCCTGAAGGCCTTTGGGCTGCGGCGAGAGCATCTGGTAGATTCCGCCTGCCGCCATGCCGATACCAGCGGAGATCATCCCCGCGCCGATAACACCGGCTGAACCGAACGTCATGCCAGTGACGACAATGCCCGCCACCACCATCACTGCGCCAAGGATCGTCTGGAATAAGCCTGCCTTTTTCGCCCCTTCCATCACAGGCGCAATGCGGATATCACTGTCACCGCCCAGTTCCTTGAAATCCTGTGCACCGATGTTGCGCTTCCCGCGAAACACCGCGAACGTCATGCCGTTTTTTTTGGCATTCATAAGAAAGCTTTCCAGCCCGTCCAGGTTGATGCACAGCGCCTTTACCGCTTCCGCTGACGTCTGCACCGCCAGTCGGTGAACGCGGCCAAACCGGGTACCCAGCGCGCCATACAATCGAATCGTGGTTAAGCGCGCCATGGCTTAATCTCCTGCGGCAGGTCTTTGTGCCGAACGCAGATCATCGTCCGGTCTTTAAAATATCCACGGGCATAAGGCGTAATGCAGGATGGCTGGCCGTACAGGTGGTGCAGCAGCTCGCCCTCTTCGGTGATGATCCCCGCGTGGTTCCACTTGTCCGACTCGACCTGCATGATGACCATGCAACCGGGCGCGGGGTCGCATTCGACAAATCCCTCACGTTCCCAGTTATCGAAATAGAGGTTGTCCGGGTACTGGCTTTCCCACCACGGATAATCCACACGGAAATCGTTCAGCGCTACGCCCTGTATGGCGTGCCAGTCCATGACCAGACCCCAACAGTCGTGTGATCCCAGAAGGAAAGGACGGCCAATCAGCGGGATGGCATCAGGGGTGATCTCGGCGTATTCATCGCAGTCCGGCGCGTAAATGCCCCAGACCACACCAGAGTTATTGCACTGCTGGTGATCAAGGTCAGAGGGGATAGGCCGTGCGCCATCGCCCGGGTGGGAGTGAATGACGCGGACAATGGTCCCGGCGTCCTCGGCGTTCGCCCAGTGTTCGCCGTCAATACGGAAATGCTCGGTTGGATTTTCGTGGCTGTTCGGTACCGGGATATAGCGCTGGCGCCGTCCTGACTGAATGACGAAGCCGCAGCACTCGCGCGGGGATTCCTCCAGCGCATGTGCCCGGATCGCCGTTATAATGGTTTTATTCATGGGTATATCCGGTTATCGGGTGAAGAGAACTGTCGCCGGGTAGCCGCCAAAATCAAGGACGGCAGTGTTCGGTTCTGCCAGCCCCGCGCCGAAGCGCTTACGGCAGTCACTGAGGCAGCCCCCGCATACATCAAACGCCGGGTCAGCTACCGCATTACCCTTCGCATCGAAATATGCCGTGCCGTTGTAGGTGCAGCCGTCACCGCTGCGGTATTGCCCGCGCAACGCCCATTCGCAGAGCGAGGTAATCTGCCGGGTGGGTATGACCAGGTTCTGCAGGTCAGCCGGGCTGCTGAGCGACCAGGACACCATCTCGTCGTCTTCCGAGGTTTTGGTGTCCAGCCAGAAGGTCTGCAGGGAGAACATAGACGGGTCTGCTGTCGGATTCACCCCGCCCGGGAAGTTCACCGCATCGAGGTAAACCGCGTAGGTGTCGATGATGCTCGCCTTTGCATTCACCATGTCTTTAAACTGGAGACAAAGCGCAGTGATATGGCCGTCGAGGTTAGACACGCTGAGCTTTGGCTCGGCGGCCTGATCCGTTGAAAGCGCCAGGTCGGCAATCTGGAAAGGCCAGAACTCGTAGGCGTTGCCATCCCAGATGATAGGCTTCGGCCCCAGCCTGGCCTCGTCGCCGTTCGCCGCGTCAATCTCGGCAGGCGTATGGGGAAACGGGCTATAGTGAAAGCGGTGGATCCCGCCGCTGAACTCTGAGGCATCCACTTCGACCAGGCGGACCCTGCCACCTGGTGCCAGCTTCGCCGCCTGATCAACAAGTGCCATTATGCGTATACCCCGTAGGCCCGTTTAATAGTGAACGTCAGCTCAGCGAATTTGCTGCTGATCTGGTTTTTGCGAACAGAGTCGGCGACAACGCGATACATCCCCTTCTCTTCGCCCGGCGGCGTGATGATGAAGGCCTTAACAGTGTGAGCCAGCAGAAAGTCGCGGATCGCGTTGACCTCTGTCTCAGTGCCGGTATGTTTCATCGGTAGCTGGATCGCCGTGGAGTTGATGCCGTTCTCGGCAACCTGCTCATAGCCATCGCCAAACTGCGCCGCACGCACTGTCAGGCTGTATTCAACAGGGCCAGCGCCGAGCTGCGAGCGCCAGCTGTAGGTCTCAACTGCCATGTTTGCTCCATAAAAAAAGCCACCTGAAGGTGGCTACTGTCTGAATATCAGGATGTTACAAATCAAGATACCTGGTTATGTTGTGGGTTCAGCCCGCTCATGTTTGGGACATAGGCGCACATAGCAATGAGGGATGGCTGATCACCTCTGAATAGGAATTTATATGAAATTCAAATTAGAAAATATAGGCGGTCTTTCAAATACCCATGGCAATAACCACAGAATACTAGCCAATCTAAAAGGGGAAGATGATTCAAGCCATAGCGTTTGGCTTGAATTGCCACATGGCCATGCAGAGAATATGACACTCAAACAGTTGGAAGAATTAGCCATACATAAAGCACGTGAAAATTTTTCTCAATGCTAATTTTTACCAGTCATTCCAGACGCAAAAGTTGCTAGTGTCGATGCTAAACTTAAGACCTGTGTCATAAGATCACCTAAAGCCCGGCTTGTTGAATCTTTTAAAGCTGCATTCTGGGCTTTCATTTCGTCCAATTCTGCCTCTACTGCTGTTAATCGTTCTTCTAAAGTCATAAATCTCTCCTGCCTCTCGGCTATAGATGTAAAAAAGCCCCGCATTAGCGAGGCTCGAGTTTGGTGAAGCCCCAGGCGGGGCTTGGTGGTCAATAACTTGCCATCATGAACTGCTTATCAGCTGCATTCCATACATCGAGACTGATAGTAGAACCTGAGTTGGAATTACTGATCCTGACCTCAGCTTTGGAGTCTTTAACACCTTTGAATTTGAATGAACCAACATCCACACCTTCGTGAAAATAACTATCAGAGCCGACAGAAAAGAATCTTTCCGCATCAACAGTTACATCAACCTTCCCGTCCTTAGAAATGAATACCTTGGCATAATGCCACTTACCCGTGCCAAGCAGATCTCCTGAAAGAAACTCACAATTTAAAGACACGCCTCCCTTGGTACATTGTGATGTTTTTTCCTCGGTCCCATTCGCTATCATTTCTGAAATGTTTGGTTTCGAATCCGTTGCGGATGCAATGTTTTTCGCAGGTGGATTGTCGCAGCCAGTTAGCCCCACTAAAGCTAAAACCAATAAAGCCCTTTTCACTATCATCCCCTTGATTAGCAT